TGTCGTTGCGCACCGACTCGGCCCATTCCGCCACGCGTGCCTTGTGCGCTTCGACCCGGGCCGTTTCGCGTTTCACCGCGAGGTCCACGATCTTCTGCGCCCGCTCGCTTGCGGTCAGCGCCTTGTCACCGACGATCGCCTTGAACTCGTCGGCCGAGGCCTGGTCGAGCTCAACACCACCGGGGAGCTTCAGCTCGAAGGTGACATCCGGCTCCGCGGTCGTGGCCGACGTGGTGTCGACCTGGCCTTGGAGCTGGCTGGCGCCTTCGCCATCAGCTTGCTGCGTCGCGCCGCCTTCGGGGGTCCCTGCGGTGGCTGCGTCCAGCGGATCACTCATTCGCATGCTCCTTCAACAGCACCAGGTAGGCCTCCGGTGCGAACTCCATCACCTTGGCCAGCAACCGCTGGCCAGCGTTGAGCTGGCCGCAGTTGAAGGCGGTGACAGAGCCCGAGTGGTTGAACGGGTTGCGGTACACGCCCGCATCCGCCAGCCACTGCCTCACCAGGCGTCGGCCCTGCTTGTGCCCCATCAGCCACTTGTAGTCGTCGAGCTCCTGAAGGCGTTGGCGCTGGGCTTCCTGCTCTTCGAGCTGGGCCTCTGCTTCATTGCCGATCAGGTCCGTAGGATCACGCATGGCTGGAACGCGTTGAATTCTGCGAGTGGTTTTCGGGCATAAGCGCCATCAGCCGCCGAGCAGCGTCGGCGCGCCCGCCAGGGCGCCGTCGGCCACGCCACGTCCGCCGGTCAGCAACGAGCCGCCTTGCGTGCCCTGCCGCGCGCGGTTGCGCCGCGTCAGCAGCGTGGTGTCGGCCTCGTAGGCCGACTGCATCGGCGGGGGCGGCCCGGGGATCTTGGGTGCATGCTGGCGGATCTCGATCGGGTCCAGGCGCTCCTCGTCGCCGGTCGCAGCGTAGGAGCCCAGGGGGTCCGCCCGGCTCGTGACCTTGCCGAACATGGTCTGGTTGTCGAACAGGTGGTCCGAGCCGATCGTGTTGGAGACGCTGCGCGTTTGCGCGGTGCACATGCTCAGCTCCGGTACATGCGGTCGGCCATGGGCCTGGCGGCCGGGGCACCCAGATCCATGTCGGTGATCTGCAGGCCCACCGAGCGCTCCAGGCTGCCGCCGTCCTCGGCGTCGGGCTTGGCCTCTTCGTACTGGCTCACGCTCGTGACCGTGGCGCGCGCGACGAAGGTGATCGTGGCGCCGATGGCGGGCATCGGCATGCCCAGCTTCTTCAGCGTTTCGTCGCAGAGGTTGATGCACAGCCCGTAGGGGTAGGCCGGCTCCTCGTAGCTCGGCGCCACCATGGTGCTGGTCTCCTTCTCCTTCGGGTCGTTCTTCAGGTTGACCAGGGCCATGTCAGCTCCTCACGTCTTGGGGGGATGGCGTGCCGTAGCCGGTGAACCGGTTGAGCACGTCCTGCACGTTGCCGCCGTCGGTCGCGCCCAGAGTCTGCGCCGTCTTGGCGAGCTCCGGCACGGCCGCGCCGAGCTGGGCCATCTGCTGCGCCTTGGCGCGCTGCTCGCGCAGCGCCTGCGCCTGGTCGGTCGGGATCACCAGCTTGGGATCCGTGCCGTAGAGGTCGGCGTAGCTGTCGATGACCGCGTCGATGTCGATCTTGTCGCGCGCCTCGGGGAAGATTGCGCTCACCGAGCCGATGGTGCCCAGCAGCCGGTCGGTGCTCTGCGCCTGCACCGCGCGCTGCGCTTGCGCCAGCGTGCTGATGAACTCGATGTCCAGGCGCATGCCCGGCTGCAGCTCGCGCGGCGGCTCGGGCAGGATGCCGGCCTTGGCCGCGCGCTCGAACGCGTTGTCGACCAGGGGCGTGAGCTCTTCGTGATGCAGGCGCTCCAGCACCGGGCCGAGCATCAGCATCTTCTCCTCGTGCTTCTCGGCGATCTCGGACGCGGTCACGCCCGAGCGCTGGTCGTTGGCGACCATGAGGAAGAGGTCGGCGTAGAACGCAGCGCGGATGCGCTGGCGCACCTCGGCGATGTCCTCGCGCAGGTCGCCCAGCTGCAGCGGCACCTCGAACGCGTTGCGGATGCCGCCGGTCGGGCTGCTCGCGTCGACGAACATGACGCCGCCCGGCAGCCGCGAGCGGGCCGAGTCCTTGTAGGCTGTCGGCACCTGGATGGGTGGGTTCGACTGGTAGTCGATCGCCTGGGCCTTGCGCAGCTGCTCCTGCTGCAGCTGCTTCACGTCGCCCACCGCGTCGGCGCCAGGGCCCGTGCCGTAGACGTCCTGGCCCTCGACCTCCCAGCGTGGCGTCAGCGCGGGGAAGCGGTCGTAGCCCGACTCGCGCAGGAAGGTGTCGCGGTTGTTGCCCGCCTCGATGTAGCGCGAGGCCCAGCGCTTGTGGCGCGAGTCCATGAGCCGGGGGTCGCGGTCACGGTTGGGCTCGACCAGGTGCACGATGGGCACCAGGGCGTTGTAGCGGTGGCCGTCGTAGAGGTTGCGCACCGTCTGGCTCACCGCGTCGCGGCCGAACTCCTCGACCACCTGGGCCGCGGTCTGCTGCATCTCGCGCGCCAGTGAGACCACGCGGCCACGCCCGTCGGTGTCGAGCGCGTACTCGCCGACGACCAGCGGGTAGCAGTGCTGCACGTTGTCGAAGTCGTCTTCGATAAAGCACGCCCAGTTGCCGAAGTAGCCGAGCTGGGAGTAGCCCTGGTGCAGGGCGTTGTACGTGTTGGACTTCGCGAACACGGACAGCAGCACCTCGCGGCAGTCGTGCAGCCACTGCTTCACGGGGCCGTACTGCATGAGGTCACGATCGGCCAGCGCCAGGCGGAACCAGGGCCTGGCCGGGCTGGTCATGCCCGACATCATGCCGCTGGCCAGCGTGCGGCCCGCGATCAGCACGGCGTTGTCCAGGATGGCCTGGGTGCGCTTGTTGCCGTTGTTGCGGTCGCTGGGCATGAAGCGCGCCGAGCGTGGGCGCATGAACTCGGCGATCTCTCGCCAGGCGGGCAGCCAGCTGGCGCGCTCGGTGAAGAGCTGCTCCTTGCGCTGCAGCGCCAGGCGGGCGGGCGACAGCCCCGTGCCGTCAGCCACGCGCCACGCCGCCCAGCAGGGTCGGCGCTCCGGTCACCAGGGCGTTGCGGGCCACGCCCGAGGGGCCGGTCAGCAGCGAGCCGCCGGCCACCTGGGAGGCGGTGTCACGCCGCTTGAGCAGCGAGGCCGTCGGCGCCTTGACCTCCTGGGGAGGCGGCGGGGGCGGCGGGATGTTCGGCGAGGACGTGCACATGGCGCTGCGCAGTGTGCAGCGCGCTGCACGCGATAAGCGCCACGCTCAGGCGTAGGGGTTGTGGCCCAGGGCCTCGAATGGGTCGTAGGCCATGGTCTCCTGCCTGGCCGACGCCGCGCGCAGGGCCGAGATTTTGGGCACGTCGATGTTGGCCAGGATCACCGCGGTGGCCCGGTCGGGTGAGTGCCCGATGCGCTTGATGATCTCCTCGCGCGCCTCGACGCGGATGGTCATGCCGCTCAGCGCCCACCGCGGCGCGCAGAGCTCGCGCAGCAGCTTAGGGTCGGGCGGCAGGCAGACGCCGGTGTCGTTGGCCGGGTCGAGCGTCTCGCGCATGCGCCACCAGAGCTCGGAGCGCAGGTTGAAGAACCCCAGCCGGCCCGACTTGTCGCGCCCCTGGCTGCCCTCGGCTACGTTGATGCCCAGGGTCTGCACACCCATGCTGTTGAGCACGTCGTAGGGCGAGGCGCCCACACCGATCACGTCGATCAGCACCGGCGCGCTGTCCTTGCGCTCGGCGATGACCAGGCCGGCCACGCGCGGGCCGTCGGGCGTCTCGGTGCCCGGGTGCTCCTTGAGCTGGTCGAACCACTTGTCGGTGCCGCCCTCGACCTTGTGCCGGTTGGCGATGGTGGTGGAGTCGCGGCCACCGCGGGCCACGTCCACGCCCTGTGCCAGCATCTCGCCCTTGGGTGACCGCGGCTTCCACCTGGCCTGGGCCGCCTCGACCCACGCGGTGGGGATGACCTGCCAGGGGTCGTCCTGCATGCCGGCCTCGAAGTCGCCGTGCAGCATCTGCGAGCGCAGCGGCTCGGGCAAGGCTTGCAGCGTGGTCATGTAGTTGGTCCCCATCAGGTACGGGTTGTCGGCGATGCGGCTCGGAATGAACGTGCGCGACTGCGGGGTGATCAGCTCACCCTTGTGGGTGAACGGCTCAGCGCTGTCGACCCACCGCTCCTCGCCGTCGACCATGGCCACGAAGCGCAGCTCGCCCGGCCTGGCCGGGTAGCCGGGGTGCTTCTTGTCGAGCCACGGGCCGAAGAACTGCACGATCCACCGGCCCTCGGCCGAGGTCGGCGGGTTGAAGGTCATCAGCGTTTGCGTGCGCTGGGTCGGGTCGGTCGTGCGCACCCAGCCCATGAGGAAGCGCACCTGGCTCTCCAGGAAGTTGGCGGCCTCGTCGATGAGCAGCAGGTCCTTGGGGCGGCCCTGGAACTTGCGCTCGTCGCCCAGGTTGGGCACCGAGCCGAACTCGATGAGCCTGCAGCCGCCCCACGGGTTGCGCCACACCGGCGGCTTGCCGCCCAGGCCGTCGCGGTGGCCGAGCAGCTGCTCGATGCGGTCGATGATGCCGCCGAGCTCGGTGCCCTCGCGGCGGAAGCACTGCACGACCTGGTGCTGGGTCAGGGCCTTGCCGACGGCCAGGTCGGTCTTGCCGCCCCCGGCCGAGCCCCCGAAGCCGATCACGTCGGCGGTGGACTCGTAGGCCAGGGTCTGCGGCCCGGGCAGCGGGCGCCAGATCGTGGCCTGCAGGTCCAGGTCGACCAGGGTGTCGAGCTCAGCGAGTTCGGCGGGCGTCAGGTAGGCCCTGAGCTCGCGGATCTCGGCAGGCGTCACGCCAGCGACTCTGGGTCGATCGCCGCTGCCTCACGGCGGGCCCTGGCGGCCTCCAGGATCGCCGCAACGCGGGCCTCCCTGGTGCTGGCGTCGGCGACCTGCATCGGCGCGCCCCCAGGGCCCGAGACCTCGGTGGCGCTGGTGCGGTAGCTGCTGCGCCTGGCGGCCAGCACGCGGCCCAGCAGGGCGTCGCTGTAGGTGCGCTCCAGCAGCGGCACAGGCTGGCCCTGGTCGTCCAGTTGCACCACGTAGTGCTCGTTGCCCTCGGCGTCCACCTCGCGCCGGGTGAGGTAGACGACGCGCCCCTGGTGCACCACCGGCTTCGTGAAGCCCTCGACGCCGCGCCGAAAGGCCTCCTGCTCGGCGCGGTCGATGCCGGCCTCCATGGCCTCGTCGTAGGCCTCGGCGAACTCCTTGTCCGTCTGCCGTCGGCGGAAGACGGTGCTGCGCTCGACCATGGCCAGGTCGCAGGCGCGCTGGATCACCGGGCACTCGCGCAAGGAGGCCAGAAAGGCTGGGCGCCAGTCGGTGGGTGGGTAGTGCGTGGGCATGACAGCCGCGAGTTTAACGGCGCGGCGCACGCCAGCGGGTGGCAACCTGGCCGCGCCGCTCTCCGGACAGGATGCCCCGGATCAGCCGCCGACTGCAGTTGAAGCGCTTGGCCAGCGCTGCCTGCGTCCAGCCTTGGGCTGCCAGTGCGTGGATCTCGTCGACCTGCGCATCGCTCAACTTTGCGCGGTGATGGCTGTCGCCGATGGCATAGCCCTTGTCATTGCATGCGATGTATTGCACGTTCAGCTCCTCAGGACACATTTGCACCGCACGAGGGGGTGCGTTTAGCATATAGGCCCGTTAACACCCCAAGCGCAAAGCGAAAATGCCAAACACCACTGTCCTCATCGATGGCCG